ATCCTCAACGACCCGTATGGTGCCGCTGCTGGTGGTTCTACGTTGAACATCGTTGGCGGCGGTCAAATACCAGTGAAACGCACTACTGTCTACAACCAAGAGTTAAGTCAGTCTCAAATCAACACTCTTGTTAAAAAAGATGATGAGTTTTGGCGGTGGAGAATTCTTGGTAGTAGCTTTGCTCTTACCAACTTCTTGACTGATGGTCAAGTTACTGTTGATTGGGGCGATGGAACGGTTGAGACAATGACTACAAGTGAGCATACGTTCACTGATGGCGGTGGGTATCACGATGTTGGGTTTAGGCTTGATAGTGGCACATACTTTCGTCCTTACATCGACAACGATGCAACACATAAAGACAAAGTTATAGCACTTGGTCCTGCACCGGAAAGTATAAAGTTGAATGGGGATGAAGCCTTTAATGGATGCACTAATCTTGAAGTATTTGATTCAACGGTTGATGCAACGGGTGGGACTAGCTTTCAAAGAGCTTGGAACGGTTGCTCCAGTCTTACTAGCTTCCCGTTGATTGATACGTCTAGTGGGACTAACTTTGGCAATGCTTGGAACGGTTGCTCCAGTCTTACTAGCTTCCCGCTGCTTGACACATCTAACGCGACAAACCTCGCTACCGCCTGGGCTAACTGTTCCAGCCTTACCAGTTTCCCGTTGATTGATACATCTAGTTGTACAAGCTTCCGCAATACTTGGCGGCAATGCACCAGCCTTGCTTCCTTTCCAGCTATTGACACTTCTCTTGGTACAAACTTTCAGTTGACATGGGAAGATAATGCTTTTAGCACTTTTCCTGCCTTAAACTTTTCCTCTGCAACTCTCATGGGAGGTACTTGGAATGGATGCAGTAATTTAACTGCATTTCCAGCATTGTCTGCAGCCCAACGGTTTTCTTCTGCAATGGTGGATGGTAGCCACCCTTATGGAGGATTTAGGAACACTTGGCTAGGCTGCACTAGTCTTACAACATTTCCTCCCAACATCTTTGATGATGTAACAAACTGCGTTGAATTTGGTGGCGCGTTCCAAAACTGCGCTTTAACTGCTCAGTCAATCGAAAACATCCTTGTTTCCATCGACACTGCCAACACGTCCAACGGAACACTGGGTCTTAACGGAGGTACAAACGCTGGTCAATCCACTTGGACCGCAGCAGCAACCACTGCTTATAACAATCTCATTGGCAGAGGTTGGACTATTTCCGCAAAGCCCTAATTGCTGCTAGCATTTTTAGTAAATAACATGAAACAAATGATCACTACTTACCTTCGTTTCCCCTCTGAAGAAGTGTGGAAACAAGCCGCTGAAGCAGTCGGCATCCGCACCAACAACCCTATCCTCGTTGAAGAGGAATCAATTGACCCTGACACTGGTGAGATTGTTCCTGCTGTCTACGAAGACAACTGGTCGTGGCATTACTACACCCACGAATGGGCGGTGGATGAAATTGGCACCATACTCCAGAATTTAACGTTATGACGATTAAACATCTTTATCCAGTTATTGAACCGTCGCTCAACCTGGACTTTGCTAACAGCAAGAAGTTAGATCCACGGATTACCTTTAACCGTGGGTCCATTGGTACATACGTTGGAGATGATGGTCTTATTAAGACTGCTGCACAACATGAGGCACGGTTTGATCATGACAGTGATGGGAATAGCTTGGGGTTGTTGGTGGAGGAAAGCCGCGTCAACTATTTTGAGTGGTCTAACAGCGCAGTTGACGGAGGAACATGGAACAATGTTGGCGTTCATCTTGATCTTACCAGTGGTCAAGCTGATCCTGTAGGAGGAACAACGGCGATCAGGGCAAGTGATGCCAACAACAATACAAGTGGGACGCTTCTTCAAAGGACAAATCTTGCATCATTAACAACTGGTGCAACAATTTCTTATTCAATTTGGCTTAAACCGATTTCCTGTCCTAATAATATATTGTCACTTTTTGTATATGCAAACGGAACGACGGATTACATTAACGTTGGGTTTACAGTATCTGGAGAGCAAATAACAGGTATAACTGCTACAACTACAGGTGGCACTGGTGTTGTTATTGATTCTTCAGTCACTCCATATCCAAATGGATGGTATCGGTGTGTTTTGACTGGTATTCCTAGCACTGTAACAATGACAGATGTTAGAACACGTGTAAACCTTGGGAGTTACCAACGAGTACAAGGCACGGCAAGATTTGATTGGTATGGCGCCCAGCTAGAAGTCGGATCCTTCCCCACCAGCTACATCCCCACTTCCGGCTCCACCGTCACCCGCGCTGCTGATGTGGCGAGTATTAGTGGTGATAACTTCGGTGTGTTCAGGACAAACCTGCTGCGGTATTCGGAGGAGTTTGATCAGGCAAGTTGGACAAAAGGATCCAGTGTAACCATTTTAGAAAATGAAAGCTCCGCTCCAGACGGAACAATTACTGCGGATAAAATTGAGTCTGTTGGTACAACAATATCTGCTAATCAATTCGTCCAATTCTTGAATCCCGCTAGAGCAGTTGTTTCAGGAGATACATATATTTTTAGTGTCTATCTAAAAGCAGATGCGCCTACAACAACAAAAATTAGACTTGCAAATATTGGAGACGGTGACGGTTCGCTTGACGAAGTAAGTGTCACAACAGAGTGGCAGCGATTTGAAACTACCAGAACGTTTACCGGATCTTCTTCAAATATTCGATGCGTTATTAATTATCAAAATGACGCTGTCGCTGTCTATGCTTGGGGAGCCCAGTTAGAAGAAGGTTCAACCGCAACCGACTACATTAAATCGGATGTGAACTTTGTCTCTCGTGCATCGTCTGCTACTTATTACGATGCTAACGGTGTTATCCAGACTGCTGCAGTTGATGAAGCACGCACTGCTGCCTACCTCCCGGATGGCAACGGTAACTTCGTCAGTGCTGGTCCGCTGTTGCTGGAAGATGCGGGGACGAATTTGTTGACGTATAGCGAGGAGTTTGATGATGCGAGTTGGACTCTTACTCGCGCCACTATCTCAGCCAACGCAGCATCGGCTCCGAATGGAACCACAACGGCAGATGCGCTAATCACCAACACCGATAACAATACTCACCAAGTTCTTCAAACCTGCACCTACGCAGCCGGCGCCCATACGTTTTCTGTATTTTGCAAGCCAGCGGGCTACTCCAGGGTGCGTCTGCTTATGTTTGATGGAACTGCCACGTCAGGCGTTATCTACAACGTCAGCAATGGCGAGTTTATATCATCTTCTGGAACCGTTACGGCTCACTCCTCCACCGCGCTAGTTAATGGCTGGCGTCGAATTTCAGTCACCATTACTGCGGCTGGAGGAGCTGGAAACGTAAGCATTCGGCCTGTCAACGATTCTAACGCCGATAACTTTGCCGGAGACGGCACCAGCGGCATCTACATCTGGGGCGCCCAACTCGAAACCGGCTCCTACGCCACCTCCTACATCCCCACCACCAGTTCTACTGCCACCCGAGCAGCGGATGTAAGCACGTCAGCCACGGCATCGGTGTTTGAAAGCGATTGGTATCGGCAGGATGAGGGGACGGTGTTTGCTGAAGCAGCTACTCAATTATCAGGCACTGGGCACGTTTTAACTGGTTTCTCAACAGGATCTTTTGCTAGTTCTGCCTACCTTGTTAAAAACGGTAGCAATTTAATTGAAGCCGCGCCAAACGCTTCACCTTCTAATCTTGGTATTCAACTGCAAAGTGTTACAAATAACACTTTATTCAAATCGTCCTTGGCTTTTACTGCTAGCACAGGTTCTGCATCAGCCGCAATGAATGCAGGAACGGTTGGAACCGATGCTTCTACGGGCATCCCGACAACAATGTCTCAAATGAGCATTGGAAGTGCACCTTGGAATTTTAGTACTCAATGGAACGGCACCATCCGCCGCCTCACCTACTACCCCCAGCGTCTTCCTGATGCTACACTACAAGCACTAACCCTTTAAACCATATGACTACTACTTACCTTCGTTTCCCCTCTGAAGAAGTGTGGAAACAAGCTGCTCAAGCAGTTGGCATCCTTAATGTCGTTAACGTAGGCACTGAAGAAGAGCCTGATCTTCAAGAACAATGGAGTTACTACACCCACGAGTGGGCATGTGATGAAGTTGGTACCATTTATAACGACGATGGTGTCTATAACCAAGAAACTGGGGAGGTAATTACTCCCCCTACTCCTATGGACGGCTGGCACGTCAACTTTAAAACCGACAAAGACATTGACTGGAGCGGTTTCCCCGTTCACCCCCAAACCCCTTACCGCAAATTTGCTGGAGAATAACAATGATCACCCTTATCCGTCCAATTCTTTTTTCTTTTCTTCAATCTCAAAGTGTCAAACTACTTATCGTAGATCTGCTTGCTAAACTAGCTGAGTCTACTGATAACGACATTGATGACAAAGCGGTTGAATTTGTTCGTAACGGTCTTTTTCCGAATAAGCAATGATTGAAGCAGTAGTATCTGCTACCGTAGCTGCATTAGCAGCAGGAGCAGCACTTACAAATAGACTACACAACAGAATAACAGAATTAGATACACGTGTTGACGCTTTTGAATTACGGATTGCAACCAGTTATGTTCCACAAGAACAGTTTGGTGAAGCAATTACTAAAATGGAAGCACATATGATCCGCATTGAAAACAAACTTGACCAAATGTTACTTAAGAACAGTTAATTATGACTATTCCCGCAGGTCGTTATCCTATTTTTAGCGATTTTGATACAGATAATGTAACGTTTACTGGTACAACTACTATCGCTACTGGTGTAGTTACTGGTAATGTACATTTCTCCAACCTACCAGGACCTTTTGGTAATGATCAAACTGCTGCCACTAATGGTGTGTTGGTTGGTCAACTTTATTATGATGGTAATGGTCATGTTAAAGTAAGGGTGTCTTGATGAAAAAGAAAGCAACCGAAGACCAGTTCAACGAGTTGCATAATCTAGTTACGAAGGAGTTCCTCGCCCGTATTAAATCGGGTGAGGCAACTACTCAAGACTTGAAAGCCGCTTGTGACTGGCTAGCAAAAAATGACATTAGTGGTGTTGCATATGAAGGTAACCCGCTTGATAAATTGGCAAATGTAATGCCTACTATTGACCCAGAAATGGTACAAAGGAGGTTATATGGCACCCCGTCGCGTTAAAAATCCAAGTAAAACTGCTAAATATTACAGGGAAAACCGTGAAGCTTACTTAAAAAAACTAGCTAAACAATCTAAAGAAAACGGTAAACCCTCTAATAAAGAATATCGTCGTAAACTTGCAATGAAACGACGTGAAGCTGGTTTGATGGGTAAAGGTGGTAAAGATATGTGTCACCAATCAAACGGTAAAATTAAACCTTGCAATGCTAAAAAGAACCGAGCTAAAGGGGGCGGTCAAAAACGATGACCCCACTCTTCCCTACGCCTGATCATTATTTACAAAATTTAATTACCATGACAAGTCCCGAAGCTAAAAGGCTCTGGAGAAGAGCCATTAAAGAGCACTTCAATTGTCACTGTGTATATTGTGGAGAACATTATGAATTACATGAACTTACTTTGGACCACGTTCACCCTCGGTGTTCTGGTGGAGAAGATCTTACAAGTAACCTCGTACCATCTTGCGTACGCTGTAATCAGGCAAAGGGAAGCAACAACTGGTTAGTTTGGATGCGTAAAACTTTTGGACTAACCGATAGAGAACATCTTATTTTATCCCATATTAAATAAACAAATGGCTAACAATCGCGATCCCCGTAAAAAAGCACGCATTAACCGTAACCGTAATCGTCTTACTTCTTCTTCTAATCGTGCGGCACGATCTCGTGCTTCTGCTGCTGATACTCCTCGTCCTACTTCTTCTGCTAACCGCTCTAGTCGCACCTCTGGTCGTGCTGTAGTCACTCAAAGCGGTGCCCGAGGACAACGACGTGGAGCACAAGGACCACGTAATCCTCCCGTGCAAGGTCCATCTCGTCGTACCCCTAACGCTGTTGCTGGTGATACTGGACGCACGGGTGGTACTAACAAATATGGTACAAAACAACCTACTGGTCCTCAAACTCCTACTCCTCGCGCTAATCCTCGTACTGTTGGTGGTAATTTGCTGAGACGGGGTATTCAACAAGGTGTTAAACAAGGTGTTAAGGCTGGTTCAGGTAGTCTTCTTGCTGGTGCCGCTAAGCCTCTTGCTGGTGCTGCTGCACTGTTGGCTCTTACTGAAGGTCTTTTTCCCCGTAGAACTGGTATTGGTACTCTTCAAAATCAACCTGTTCGTCCTAATAACCAAAAACCTAAACCTAAATCTACGCCTGCTCCAAAACCTAAAAACACTCAACTTTCAGCAGGTGCTAGGTCTTTTGATAAAGCATTTGCTGCTGCTCGTAAAGCAGGTAAATCAACTTTTACTTGGCGTGGTAGATCTTATAACACCAAATATAAAGGCGAATGAATTTAACTGACGCTATTAAAAATACTGTTCAACGGTATAACAACAAAAAAAGGTTAAAAATTAGTGGTTCATTAAAACCTATTGCAGATACTCTTATTGATTTATTGGTTCCAAACACTTCTAAACGAATAGAAGAACGTCGCCGTAAGCTTAAAATGATTCCTAAAGAAACCCCTAACGGTAAACCTATTAGGGATGAACTAACCGTTCCTTCATTGCGTCGTCCATATTACCCAAGTCGTGAAGAACGGAACCGAATTTATGAACTTTGAAGAACGACTAGCTTTATTTAAAGAAATTTTTAAAGCAAAACCAGGCTCAATTAAAGCCAAAAAAATTTTACAAAGTTTGCAACAGTATCAACCTACTACACAACGTGGAAAAATTGTTGTAAATAATCCTCAAGTAGGAATTAGAGCTAGTTTAAGTCCTAATAACTCTGGAAATTATGAAATAGGATTTTCAGGAAGACAAGGGTTAAGACTTAAAACAAAAGGTGCTGCTTTAGGTTCGCCTCAAAATTTAGGTGAAAGAGCTGCTTTAAATCAACTTCTTAATGAATTACCACCTAAAAGTAATTATAATTTTGAAGCTATTAGAGAAGTTGATGAAAAACCTGGACGTAACAAACGTGCTTCTACCTATCGTCGTTATACTAAAGGGGCTATGAATGCTTATGGTAAATGGGCTCCTTGGGGTGAAGAATATTGGCAGGGTCATGGTAGACGTATAGATCAAGAGCGTTGGCAAGCAAAAGATTCTAAAGGTCGTTACACTAAAGCAGTTAAATTTAACCCAGTTACTGCCGATAACGTGCTTAATAAGTTAGGTCAATTAAGCGCTACTACTATGCGGTCTATTTATCGTGCTAATCCTTATGTACAAGGGGCTTTAACTGCTGACGATATTCTTAAAATTTATACAGGTAAAGGCGTTATTGATTATCAAAAAGAACAATTAGGAAAAACTTTTAAAAAACAACCAGATATTAATTTGGGACCCATTCTACCTTTTTAATATATGACAACCCTTGATTTGCTCAAGGATGATTTCAAGCTGTTTCTACAAGCCTTGTGGGGACAGCTTGATCTCCCTCCTCCTACACGAGCACAATATGCAATTGCTGATTACTTACAACACGGTCCCAAGCGTCTACAAATCCAAGCCTTCCGGGGCGTTGGAAAATCCTGGATTACTGGTGCTTTTGTTCTTTGGACTTTGTTTAACGATGCTGAGAAAAAGATAATGATTATCTCTGCCTCTAAAGAACGGGCAGATAACATGTCTATTTTTCTTCAAAAACTTATTATTGAAACACCTTGGCTTAATCACCTTAAACCTAAATCTGATGATGCACGATGGGCACGAATATCGTTTGACGTTAACTGCTCACCTCACCAAGCTCCTTCGGTTAAGTCTGTTGGTATTACTGGTCAACTTACTGGTAGTCGCGCAGATCTCATGATTCTTGACGACATTGAAGTCCCTGGCAACAGTATGACTGAGCTTATGAGAGAAAAGTTACTTCAACTCTGTACAGAAGCTGAATCTATCTTGACTCCTAAGCCTGATTCACGTATTATGTATCTTGGTACTCCTCAGACAACGTTTACTATCTATCGTAAGCTAGCTGAGAGGTCCTACAAGCCCTTTGTTTGGACTGCTAGGTACCCTAGAGCCATTAACAAATATGAAGGGCTTCTAGCGCCTCAGCTGGTGGCTGATCTTGATAATGGTGCTGAACCTTGGGCTGTAACAGATCCTGACCGCTTTGATAACAATGACCTCCTCGAACGTGAAGCCTCTATGGGGCGTAGCAACTTTATGTTGCAGTTCATGCTTGACACTAGCCTTAGTGATGCCGAAAAGTTCCCCCTTAAATGTGCAGACCTCATCATTACAGCCGTCAATCCCAGTACTGCCCCCGAATCAGTCGTGTGGTGCTCAGACCCTGCTAACGTCATCAAAGACCTCCCCACTGTTGGTTTACCTGGAGATTATTTCTACTCTCCAATGCAGCTCCAAGGAAACTGGAATCCCTACACAGAAACAATCTGCAGTATTGATCCGTCGGGTCGTGGCTCAGATGAGACAGCAGCAGCTTTTATCTCACAACGAAACGGTTTCCTGTACTTGCACGAAATGCGTGCTTACCAAGATGGATACTCAGACAAAACGCTTCTGGACATTCTAAAAGGATGTAAAAAATATGGAGTTTCTAAACTTCTTATTGAAACTAACTTTGGTGATGGTATTGTTGCAGAACTTTTTCGTAAACACCTACAACAAACTAAACAATCCGTTGATATTGAAGAGGTGCGTGCCAACGTACGAAAAGAAGACAGAATTATTGATGCTTTAGAACCTGTCATGAATCAACACCGTCTTGTTATTAATCGTAGTGTTATTGAATGGGATTTTAAATCTAATCCTGATGCAGCTCCAGAAGAACGACTCCTATACATGCTATTTTATCAAATGAGTCGCATGTGTCGTGAAAAAGGTGCAATTAAACACGATGATAGATTAGACTGTCTTGCTCAAGGTGTTAAATATTACACAGATGCACTTGCTATTTCAGCTTATGAACAGATGAAATTAACAAGACAAGAAGATTGGTATGATATGAACCAAGCATGGCTTGATGATCCTCAACAAGCAGCTAATCATATGGTCTTTGGTTTTGATCTTGAACAACGTAAAAAAGCTAGACAAAATTCTGGAAAAAATACCGTTGCTAAATGGATTTAGCGATGTCCCATGTATAAGGGGGCTGGGAAGGGTGGACCCGAACCCTGAAGGGGGAAGACAAACAATTTTCATTGTTTATCCTCCCCTTTTTTCTTATTGCTAATCCGTAGCCCGTAGGGCGAGGGTCAATAAGACACAAGTAAAGTAACTGTTTACAGCATTTGTGGAAGATTAATGATCACTCATGTAATGAGTCCGATTAATGATCCCACAAGGTACTTTAAAGTACTATCCATCCAAAAATTACCACCACCACCTTTACTATGCATAACGTATCCCTTGTTCATCTTACACCTGATGCTGAACAATTAATCTCTTATATGGCTAGAGTTTCTAATCCCTCTAATCAATCTAATGAAGAAACAGCTCCTAAACTTATCAGGTATCTGATCAAGCATCGTCATTGGAGTCCTTTTGAAATGGTTAATATGTGTGTAGAAATTAATACTACACGCAGTATTGCTGCTCAAATTCTTCGTCATAGATCTTTTTCTTTTCAAGAGTTTAGCCAACGTTATGCTGAAGTAGACAACGATCCTGTTATTCCTAATTTTAGAAGACAAGATACTACTAATCGTCAAAACTCTATTGATGATCTGCATCCTGCAACTGTTTCTGATTTTGAATACAAAACTAAGTCAGTCTATCAACTTTCTGTCTTGCTTTATAAAGAGCTTCTAAAAGCTGGTGTAGCTAAAGAGTGTGCTCGTGATGTCTTGCCGTTGTCTACGCCTTCTAGGTTGTATATGAACGGTACATTGCGGTCTTGGTTGCATTATTGTGATTTAAGGTGTGCTAATGGTACTCAATATGAGCATAAATTGATTGCAGATCAAGTAAAAGATCTAATATTTGAGCATTTTCCGTCAGTAGGTGCTGCTATGTGGCTATAAATTTTGGTAAAAATTTCTGAAGTCTATCCGGGGTGGGGCGGGCAACCAATCTACCCCCATGGCGGTATGTTAATTTTTGTTAAATAGGGGGGCGGCATGTAGCTAAATGTGGTATATACGCGCGTGTGCAGGCGTGCACGGTTCATATTTGAGAAGTGATCTGTCAGACTTTAACTTAACCTTAACCAACTTTTAACCTGTTCTTAGTGGTAATGGGAGCCGATTTGCTACAGTACACACAAGCAAGCCACCCAAGCTTGCACCGCTTTTAATCCCATGCAGACTGCCCTGGAACGCGATCTACACCTTAGGCACGCCGCTGTTCTTAACTCAATCGCCGCTGAGCTTGTCACCTGGCAGGCTGACGGCAAGGAAGCACCAGATGCCCTGGTACGTATCGCGGAAATCTTGCACGACACCGGGAGGCTAGATGGTTGCCTGCCTGATTTCTACGCTCGCCGCGATGCCTGAAACATTCCGCAAAATGGGGACACAATCCGTCCCCTTCTCTGCTACAGTAGACAAGTCGTTTGGAACAAGTGACATTGATGACTACACTGAGGCGTTCGTGCCTCTCTGTAGCCTTCAAGTGCTACTCTTTCACCATCACTTTGTTTCGATCTATGTCATTTTCCATCCCGCAAACTGAACAAGATCTAGCAAAAGCTAGACTTGTGGTTAAGCGACTCGAGCGTAAACAACGCAGCGAGAAGCGGATTGAACTAGCAAACAAAATGGTTAAGTTCCGCAACAATCACCGCAACATTCTCAAAGGTGACGCCATCAGGATGCTAACTTATCTGGAGTCAACAGGAGTCAACCTAACAGACCTTCAGTCAGCATCAAACCATCACTTCACCCTCCAATGAAACCACTAGGCTATGTTATCCACAAAGGACCGTCACCTATTGATGGACGACCGCTCGTTGTCATCCTTACTTTACGTACGTCGAACCGAAAAACCGGCAAGATGTGTCAGGTTTGGATTCTCAGGGAAGATGTCAATCCTGTTCATGCTTTACGGACTGGTGATGACTATTCAATATGTGGAAGCTGTCCACACCGTAAACAGGCTGATGGATCGCGCAGTTGCTACGTCAACGTTGGACAAGCACCCTTAAGTGTATGGAAAGCATACAAGAGGGGACGGTATGACACAGTACAGAATCCGCAAGAGATTGCCTCTTTATTGCGCAAGGCTAGTATCCGATGGGGTGCTTACGGTGATCCTGGTCTACTGCCTGTTGATCTCATCAACGACTACAATCGTTTGGTATTGTTTCACACAGGGTACACGCACCAATGGAGTCAACCATTTGCCCATGACAAGATTGGAATCTTTCAAGCATCCACGGATGGGTTACTAGACACGCAACAAGCTCAAGCCTTAGGCTGGAAGACGTTCACAGTGGTGGCACGTAATGCAACACCAACCTATGCCAAACAATGCCCAGCTACTGTGGATGGTAGCCAAGCGCAGTGTTCAACTTGCAAGTTGTGCAATGGTGCTAGGTCTAATGTGTTTGTCCATGCTCATGGCAGTGGCTCCAAGTTTGTAACAGTTCATTAATCAACCATTATGAAACCATCCGAAGCTGTTAAAGTTCTCAGGAATAGCGGGCTCAGGGGTGACAAGCTCCTGTCCTTGCTAGACTCAATCATTCCCACCATCCAACAAGATGACACCGTTTCAAATTCGCGCCCGGATTCAATCACTGCTAACACGTTTAGCACTGCGTCATCTGGACGGAGTAGTGCATCAAACAGTGCAAACTCATCCTGGGTTGAGATGTTTTGAACTAGATAAGTTAACCCTTAATTCATACCATGACTGGGGAACAAAACATCATCTAGTTAGACTTGAACAACAGGGTCGAATTGTTAAAGTTATTCGTGAGAATAACAAAACAAAGAAGAAACAACCTGCAATCTATCACTCAATTCCTATCAACAATCGAATCCACTAACTAACACAAACTCCTGGCAATTGTCAGGGGTTTTTTATATGTTTCACCATCACAAGTCATGGCAGCAAAAAAGTACTTCGACAACAATTGGCAAGAATACAAGGATGCCCCCGATGAGTTCTTTCATGAACACACCTACGAGGAGGTCATGCAATGGAAGGTAGGTGGTTGGGAGTTTCCCAGCAGTGTGGTGTGCATCATTCGTGAAGAAAACACTAAGAATGGCAAGATCAAGGAGCATGTCTATCGCAAAAACCACGCAGCATCTGCTAAGATTGACCAGCTGTTGGTGCAACCAGACACGGCATTCACCGTAGCTGATCACAGCAGCATTTACTATCTTTCAAAAAAGAGGCTTCCTTATGATTTCGGACAAGGTGACCTGGAAGGATTTTTCGATTGAAGAAATCGAATCCATGACAGAAGAAGAGTACGCTTACTATTTGGCACACGGATACGAAGATTAATTAATGGCAACCAAGAGTGACATCGATCGTCAAGTTAAATTCGAGAGGGAGGCAATTCGTCTTGGTGTAGAAAAACTTCACAAGAACATCAAAGATCTTGAGAAGAAAGATTATGCTAGTGCATCCGTTTATGGGTGTGCTAGTATTAATGCATTGTTACCTGAACTTGTCAAACAGATAGATTCAACAAAGAATCGAATCAAAGAAGGCAAGAGTGGTGCAGCATTTAAAGAGATCCATCAGTATCTTGAACCAATAGATACAAGGATTTCTGCTGCTATTGCATTAAAGCTTACATTTGATAAAGTATTTGGATCAACAGATGATTCTAATTTACTTGTCAATGTAGCCGATAGTATTGGCACTGCTCTTGAGCAAGAAGCACAAATGCAATACTATGAACGTGAGTATCCTGGTTTACTTGAGACAATCAAGAAAAACTATTGGCATAACACAACAGGCACGCACCAAAAGTTTGTCATTGTTCGTACGATGATGAATAGGAATGACGATGTAGTTTCTTGGAACTTATGGTCTAGACCTATACGTGTCAAGCTTGGTTGTTGGTTGCTTGATGCAATCATGGAAACAAGCGGTTGGTTTGTCACTCACTGGTCATATGAAGGTGCAAAGAAGAAGCAAGTCATTCTACCTACACCTGAATTTGCAGCGATCAAGGATGATGTGATTAGCAAGGCTGAGTTGTTCAGTCCCATTGCTTACCCAATGCTCATTGAGCCTAACGACTGGACCAATGAGAGGAAGGGTGGTTACCTTTTAAACGAGGTAATGCGAGGCAATGATATGGTCCGACGCGGTGTCCCATGTATACAGGGGGAGATACCCATCCAATTCCTGAACAAGATCCAGAAGGTAGCGTTTAAACTCAACCCATTTATTGTGGGAGTAGCGGACCATCTGCTTGAAAAAGGAATCAGTGTGGGTAAATTCATTCCTGTTGTTGAAATACCAAAGCCACCTAAACCTGTAGACATTGCGACTAATTCTGATAGTCGTAAAGATTACAGGCGTAGATGTGCAGAGGTAATGAACACCAATGCTGGGTCATTTAAGAGATCATGTCGAACTCGTATGACCATGCAAGCTGTGGATTTATTTAGGGATGAGAAAGAGTTCTACATACCGTGGTCATTTGACTACAGAGGTAGAGCTTATCCTATTCCTGCTTTCTTAACTCCACAAGACACAGACTTTGGTAAATCTTTATTAAGATTTGCTAATGAGTCATTCATGTCTCCTGAAGCTGAAGATTGGCTAGCCTTTCAAGTAGCAACTACTTATGGACTAGACAAATCTCCTATTAAAGAAAGACTTGAATGGGCAAGTCACCATCACAATTTGCTAACTCGAATAGCTTTAGATCCAATTGGTTGTCTTCCTGAATGGGAAGCTGCTGATGAACCTTGGCAATTCTTAGCAGCTGTAGATGAGTATTACCATTGTGTCATTGCTTGTGATCGTCAGTTTACAAGTCTACCAGTGGCAACAGATGCCACGTGCTCAGGGTTACAGATCCTGGCAGGTCTTGCTAAAGACAAGTCAACTGCGACCTTGGTCAATGTGACACCTTCAAATGAACCTCAAGATGCATACAAAGTCATTGCTGAAGTAGCAAAACCTAATGTTCCTGAGAGTATTAAACCTCACATGGATAGAAAGGTAACCAAGCGAACAGTTATGACTGTACCTTACAATGCAAAACCATTCTCAAACAGAGGCTACATTCGTGAAGCTTTGAAAGAGAAAGGTGTCGAGATCTCTAAAGAAGATCTAACAGCGACTGTTGATGCAGTAAGGAAAGCTATGCATAAGGTTGTTCCTGGTCCTATGGCAGTGATGTCATGGATTGAGAAAGAAGTAGGCAGAGCTATCAAAGCTGGTAAAGAAGAAATCCAATGGGTCACACCTTCAGGATTTGTTGTCACTCAGCGTTTGATGAAGAAGCTTACTGAAACAGTCAAACTTCAGTTGATGGGTCGAGTAAAGATTACAATTGCAACTGAGGACAGTGACAAGGTTGATTTGATGCATCACAAGAATGCAACAGCACCCAATCTAATTCACAGTCTTGATGCAAGTTTGCTTCACTTGTCTACAATGAAGTTTGATGCACCAATTGCATTGATTCATGACTCAGTGCTGTGTCGTGCTACAGACATGACAGGCTTGTCATGCATTGTCAGGGAAACCTACATGCACCTGTTTGCAGAGCATGATTTTCTGCTAGACTTTGCAAGTCAGATCGGAGCCGAGACAGAGCCACCCATCATTGGTGACCTTCGTCCCGAAAACGTTCTGGCATCCACCTATTTCTTTTGTTAAATGAACAAACCAATTATCACCCAAAACCCTGTTCGCCTTGAGGGTTACCAAGCTGTCTTCAAACCAAGCAAGTTTGGTAATTGTGGTCTTATGTGCATCGTCGATCAAGGCGTTGTGGATCAGCTTGAATCACAGCGTCCTGAGCTGCTTGAATGGTGCAAGTCCAAGGTAAAGAACGTACGTCGTTCTGTGTGCAAGCCTGAGCCCTGGGAAGAGGTCTCTGAGGGTCAGTACCAGCTGAAGTTCCGTTGGAATCCTGACCAGCCTGTGCCGGTCGTAGACAGCGAAGGTACTCCCATTGTGGATGAAGTGCCTTTGTTCTCTGGAGCTTTGGTCAAGGTTGCATTCAGGCAGCGTCCATACACTCTTCCTGATGACAGCTATGGCACGTCTCTTAAGCTGCAGGCAGTACAGGTCATCAAAGCTAGCGGCACTGCTGGTGTCGATAGTGGAGACCTGGATGCGTCTGAAGCAGCGGCTATGTTTGGTCAAACCAAAGGTTTCAAAGTAGGTGACCCAAATGTTGAGGTCATTAATAATGATGTTGAGGAGGACAGCGATTTCTAATGAAGTTTCGCTCAGGACTTGAGAAGCAAGTTGCTACTCTTTTAAAAGAACTGAGCGTAACATTTGAGTACGAGTCAACCAAAGTTCCGTATGAGTTGCAATGCAATTATACACCGGACTTTCTCCTCCCAAATGGTGTTTATCTTGAAGCAAAGGGGCAATTTACAGCAGAAGATCGTCGTAAGATGATTGCTGTAAAGAAGCAGCATCCAGAACTTGACATTCGGATGGTGTTTCAAGCTCCTTTCAATAAGATTGACAAACGCTCAAAGACCACGTATGCTGCTTGGTGTGAAAAAAACAACATCAAGTGGTGTGCTTTCCACTCTATCCCAATCGAATGGCTAAAGTAACTGGCGACGACTTGATGCGTACTTTGATCAACTCTTTGATCATGACGCTTGATGATCACTACGCTCCCAACGATATTATTGATACCGTTGAGGAGGTCATGGACGCTTACGTTGAATTTGTCAATGATTATCGATCAAACCGAGAGTGAGTTCCTGCGGCACATTCCGTGCAACAACTGTGGCTCATCTGATGCAAACAGCTTGTATACAGATGGGCACACATTTTGTTTTGCTTGTCAACACTGGGCTCCAGGAGAAGATCTCGTTGTTCACCATCACGCTACTGTGTCCACAACCTTAAAAGGATCTGCAATTCGACTACCTTCAAGAGGTCTAGGCGATCAAACTTGTGAGTTTTACAAAATTTACAAGGACAATGATAAGCTTAGATTCCATTACTTTTCACCTGACCGACGTGTCATTGGTGCTAAAGTAAAAACAAAGGACAAATTGTTCACTTATGAAGGCGAATCCGATGGTCGTTTCTTTGGTCAACATCTTTTCAAAAATAAAGGAAAAGAAGTTATCATCACTGAAGGCGAACTTGATGCAGCGTCTGTCTACCAAAGCATTCCAAACAAGGACTGGTGCTCTGTCGTTTCGTTACCCTCAGGTGCCGCATCAGCAAAGAAGTCAATCCAAAAGAATTTGGAGTGGCTACAGGGCTATGACACGGTTATCCTGTTCTTCGACAATGACGATGCTGGGCGTCAGGCGACGCAGGCAGCGGCTTCGGTCCTGCCACCTGGCAAGGTCAAGATCGCTTGCCTACTCAGCGACTACAAAGATGCGTCAGACGCCTTGTCTGCCAATGACTCTGAAGCGATTCGTCGCGCTATACGGGACGCACAGTTTTACCGTCCAGATGGGATCATCGACGGCAAATCGCTTCTAGAAACAGTAACCACACCAAATCCACCAAACGATCATGACTACCCCTTTGACGGACTACAGCGACTATTGCATGGAATCAGGTATGGAGAGCTTGTCACGATCACTGCAGGCTCTGGTGTTGGAAAGTCCTCATTCTGCAGGGAGCTTGCAACTTCACTTTTACAAAAAGGAGAACGGGTCGGTTATCTTGCTCTTGAAGAATCGAACCGACGCACTGCTCTCGGTCTGATGTCTTCTGCCTTAGGCAAACCTTTTCATCTTGGTGAACATGAACGATCTACCCTCCGTGACGCTTATCAAGCGACTCTTGCTGACTGGAACCTTTTTCTTTTTGATGGTTTTGGGAGCTTTGATCCTGACATCATTTACAACCGAATCGAATACCTGGCTACTGGACTCGACTGCAGGATTATATTTTTAGATCACCTTTCCATCCTTCTTAGTGGTCTAGACGGTGATGAGCGCAGAATTATTGACCAGACAATGACACGTTTGCGTTCTCTTGTTGAACGTACTGGTGTAGCTCTGTTCCTTGTATCACACTTACGTCGTACACAACAGGACAAAAACCATGAAGAAGGCGCCCGCGTTACACTGGGACAACTGCGAGGATCTGCTGCAATTGCACAACTTTCTGATGGAGTTATCGCACTCGAACGAGATCAGCAAGGTGGAGGCGAACAGTCTAATACAACTGTTAGAGTCCTCAAGAATCGCTATAGCGGGGAAACTGGCGTCGCCTGTGAACTAAGCTATGACTTATCTACCTGTAAATTCAATGAAACACAATTCCAACCAGAGTTCGACGCAACCACAGACTTTTGAATCTCCACATCAGCAAGCAATATTGAGTGGTTATAGCAAGGTTTTACAGTTATCTACTGGTGAGGTTAGTTATCGCCGTATGGCACCTGATGGTTACCCTCTCTACATTGATGTAAACAACGACCCTTACGCCTACTTGAAGCGACCCAATCCTCCTACATCTGAAGCAATTGAAAAAGCTCAATTCAAAGACAAGACCTACCGCTGGAATGGTCGCTAAGCTTATTCTAATTGATGGTCTTGTTTTAATTACAAATATTTTTATTTGTGCGGGGGTTGTTCGTCATTGGAATGATGTATGAATTTAGTTTTTGATTTAGAAACTAACGGTTTACTCAATGATGTTACCCAAATCCACTGTTTGGCAATTCATGATCTTGATGAAGGTAAGACGTATGTCTTCAACGATCAATCGTTTAGCAGAGTTGGTGACAAACCAGCGGAGGCACCAATCGTTCAAGGCATTGAAATGCTGGAAGATGCGGACACCATTATTGGTCACAACATTATTGGCTATGATTGTCCTGTTATCAGGAAGTTTTACCCTTGGTTTGACCGATCTTATGGTGTGGTGGACACTTTGCTGCTTAGCCGCCTTTATCATGCTAACATACTTGAGGTAGATCAAAAGAGGAAGTGGGATCAAATGCCCCTTCAACTATATGGTCGTCACTCTCTTGAAGCTTATGGCTACCGTCTCAAGTGCTACAAAGGCTCGTTTGGTAAGACTACCGACTGGTCTGATTGGTCACAAGAGATGCAAGACTACATGGTTCAAGATGTTCAAGTTACTGTCAAATTATGGCATCACTTCCACCGTTACCTGACTGGGTAATTTTAGAACACCAAGTCGCTCAACTACTTCAACAGCAAGAGGAACATGGATGGGCATTTAATGAAGCTCTTGCATGGGAGCTTGCATCGTCTCTCCAAAAAGAATTGGAAGAGACTTCTAAAATATTACGAGACAGGCATCCTTTCGTCAAAAGCGAGGAAAAAACTCCTAAAAGAACTAACAGTACCCTTGGATACGTCGAAGGATGTAAGTTCACACGAATTAAAGAGTTAAACCCTACTTCACGCGATCACATTGCATGGATCCTTACTCAATTTTACAAATGGAAACCTACCCAGATGACGGCTACTGGGAAGCCTATGGTGGACGAAACGATCCTGACCGAGATTGGTACAGAGATTTCGATGATGTTCTCCAAATGCTTGACCCTGACGAAATCACTTGGGATGCTTACGGCGGGTGTAAATGCCTGGTTGAAGCTAGAGAAGAAAGGTCGCATTCACCATCACTGTAGTGTTGCAACCATTACTCATCGTTGCGCCCATCGTAAACCAAACCTTGCCCAAGTCCCTTCTGATGAAAGATTCCGACAACTGTTCATTCCTTCAAAAGGTCTTACAATGGTTGGTGCTGACTTATCTGGAATCGAACTTAGGATGCTCGCTCACTACCTAGCAAGGTATGATGAAGGACGTTATGCCAAACTTTTACTTGAAGATGACATTCACCAGGTAAATGCTGATGCGATTGGAATCACTCGTAAACAAGTTAAAACTGTCACGTACGCTTTCCTATACGGAGCTGGCGACCAAAAGATCGGGTTATCATTTGACGAACATCTTACTTTGCAAAGAGCTAAGTCAAAGGGCAAAGAAATCCGGGATGCTTACGTCAAAGCTATCCCAGGTCTTGGGAAGCTCCTTGACGCAGTTAAAGAAGCTGCTCAAAGGGGTTGGGTCAAATCTATAGATGGTCGAAAGATCACTGTAAACAGTCCACACAAAGCTCTAAACATGCTGCTACAATCATCGGCAGGCGTCATCGCTAAGCGGTGGATGGTCCTAGTTGATGAAACTAACAGGCTTTGTGGTATAAACAGCCACCAGCTTGCTTTTGTCCACGACGAACTTCAATTTGAATGCCACCCTGATCATGTCAGCGACTTACGTACATCCTTGGTACACGGAGCTACAGCGGCTGGAGAATATTACAATCTCCGAATCCGCATCGATGCTGAAGCCACCCAAGGCTCAAACTGGGCAGAAACTCACTAAATCCACCAACCACCATGCGAAGCAAATCCTTGATGGGTCTCAAACGTAAAGACCCTTTCACTTCTAAAAAATCCACTCAAGGTAACGGTCGTCACAGCAAACCAAAGAAAGGCAAAAAAGCTTATCGAGGTCAAGGTAAATGAGTCTACTAATTGATGCAGACTACATTGTTTACAAAAGCTGTGCAGCTGCAGAAACTGAAATTGACTTTGGTGATGACATTATTGTTGTTGCTAGTAAATTTTCTGACGCTTACCGTAATACCGAACGAGAACTTTACAACATAGCCCATGACCTTGGAGAGTTTGATAATTCTATTTTGTTCTTTTCTGATTCCAGCAACTTTCGTAAACTACTGGATCCATCGTATAAAGGACATCGTAATAGAAAAAAACCCTGCGGATATAAAAGAGTAATTAATAAGCTTAAAGAAGAGTACCAAGTTATAGTTATGGAAACATTAGAAGCAGATGATGCTATAGGTATCTACGCTACTAATGAGCCAGGGCATATTGTCTGTTCACCAGATAAAGATATGCGTCAAATTCCTGGACAACTTTATAACTTTACCGATGAACTTATCACCATCACGCCTG